GGATAGGCCAGGCTATTGATGCGCAGCTTCTGCGGAGGGTAAGGGCGAGGCGCGCGAGCCTGGATTGTGACCGTTTGTGCAGTAGCAGACGCTTCTGCGAGCGTACCCTTGGCAGTAGTGGGCAGCAGCTTGATCCGAGCTACTTCGCCTTGAGCGTACTCCACCTGATCCGTCTCAAAATACACGTCAGGGAAGAACACTCGAGCGCCCAGCGAATGCACCGCCGGCACGGAATCAAGCACCCCGCGCCCCACAGTCATAGACGAGCTACTGATCGCAGTAACGACGACCAGCTCATTGTCGATGACTGCATAGGTGTTAATCTTGACAATGTCCAAGTCCATCCCGGACTGAATCGGGATCACCGTCTGATTCGGGGTAATGTCAGCGCTGAGGATAGCTGTTGGGCAGAAATCAACCGTGCCAGCCTCTTCGTATGCAGTGTTCGTCGGATTCGTGTAGAGCTTGGCGTTACCCGCGTCACTGGTTGGCCGCACACCTGTGGCCACCACGAAACCCGCTGTCGTCGGAATGCTACGCGCGTCGGTTTCGCCCATGCGCTGACACAGCTCCCAGAACGGCGCCTCGATGACGCAATGATACGGGCAAGGCGCGGGATCATTGTTGGGATCAGTCCAGCCGCTAGGCGGAGGAGGCGCATAGATGGCGCTCGACAGCGCGAACACGTCCTCAACTGCGCTAATCTTGACGACGTTGCTGTCCAGTGCGCCCAGCTCCACGTTCGCCACCCGCATGACGAGCTGGCTGATCCCGTAGCGTGGCCAGCTCAGAACGAACACGTCACCGATATTCAGTGACGCGGCCTTTCGGTTGGCATAGATTGTGCCACTGGCAAGAGGTACTGACAGAGCCTTGAGCGAACGTGCCGCGACCTTCGTTGCAATGGTGCCGTTCGTGAAGCCTAGGAACTGCTTTGTTGTACTCACGACAGACTGCTGCTGTGCAGCCAGTGCGATGTCTTGCACTGTGATCGAATTGTTCTTGCCTGTGCTTGCGTCCCAATAGACGACAGTCACCGAATTGACAAGCTCGCCTATGGTGTTACGCTTGAAGTCCGAAATCTTATCGACAGAAGACTCGTCCAGCACTAGCAATGAATTGACATCGTATCCTCCGCGCGCGAGCTTCAGCACAAACTTTCCTGACGTACGATCCACGAACAAGGAACCGTCGATGTGCTTCAGTACCTCCTGAATGAATTCCTCAAGGGTTACGGAACGATCCCACAGGAGCGACATGCCCATGCCTTCGCTATACATCTGATCGGCAGCAGCCTGAAACGTAGTGTCATCCACATCAGCTTCAGGATAGCCCATGCCCCAATCGGGGTCAGTGAGGCACTCGCGGATGATGTGCGCTGGGTTCATATCCTGGCCGATCGCTGCCTTCGCGATATACCATTGAGCGATTCCGTTCTGGCGAACCAGTATGCGCTGGCCCCAGAACGATGGACGTTTCAGATACGGGTTCATGCCAAGATACACTTGGCGGAACACAGCGCTAACCACACCTCTGAAGCCCGGCACCATCGAACCCAGCTTGCTCACTAGGTAGCTGTTCGGCGACTGCGTGTCGCTACCCATATCGATATCGACCGTGCCGGATACACCGCCTTCGCGTTCCTCACCGCCGAACAGCGTGTCAGCACTGATAGCGATTGCGCCGCCTGTAGCGTTACCAGTCCAGGCAGTCTTTTCGTCGAACTCTACCTTAATGATCTTGTCGATCGGGCCGTGGCAGAATACCAAGTGAATGCCGAGGTAATACTTATATCCGACTGTTTGTGCTTTGCTACTCCCGCCCACGAGCCACCTCCACTGCTGCAAGCGCCATTCCGTCATTGCTGGTGGCTTCCAGCAGCTTGTCGGAATCGATGCCGTTGTTCAAGAAATCGGTATAGTCCAGGCCATACCGAGCGAACAGCTCCCGCACGCCCCGAGCACAGTAGCGCAGCTCGCGACAGTGTTCCATTCGAACGATCACACTGTTCGTCACTTCTTACCTCCCTTCTTCTTCACCGGGACAGTTCGAAGATCTCCGTACCACACCACGTTCGGCCCGTCCATCTTGCGGGTGCCAAACAGCACAGGGATTTCGCGACCGACTTCCGCTGTGGGCGCCTGAATCTCATCCAGCCCAGCAGGAGGACGAGTCTCGGGCTTGGGCATCATCGCATAGCTGACAACCAGCGAGACGATGAATACGATTGCATAGACCCATGACATATCGTTCTCCTAAGCGATGGACGAACCGCTATACGGGTTCTTGGCTGGGATCCAAGGGAACCCGCCGAAATTGTCCAGATTGTTGAATTTGTTCTTGCACGTTTCTTTCAAGTGATCACAGCCTGGGTAGATGGCCACAGTCTGTCCGCCCGCAAGACTGGCCAGCGGTCTTGCCATCGTTACGGTGTCACCGGAATGCGCGCTAATGAATCGCGCGCTGCCGTCTGGGGCGACGATCATGCCGCCTGTGTAGTAACCGTTGGGCTGCAATGCTGCGCCGCCTACAGCGACGACTAGCCCGCCCGCAATCGACAGCACAGCGCCCTCATGCTTGTAGAGCTCACGATTGACGTTGCAGCCCTTCAGGTACAGCGTGCGCCTGCACCCGTATTCGAAGCGCGCACGCAAGCCCGGGCGCTTGATCGACGTGAAGACGGACTCGCACTGAACCTCGATCTGGTTGCCGCTGGTCTTGGCGCCAACGACACGCCCTTTCCAATACACGATGAACTGAGCGTCCGGATCGCCGTAGTGACCGCGATAGATCGTCACTGTGGTCACGTCTTCAGGGGCGAACGCGAGGTACTGCGACGCGAACGCATCATCCCGAGGAAACACCAGCTTGATGGAGTCCTTGAACGTGTCGGTCGTCTGTTTCACGCTATCGCGCTTCACAGGCGAAGGGGTGAAGGTCTGCCCCAGCCGGATGATCTCATTCACCCCGCTGACGAAGTTCCAGCGGGAAATCCCCTGTACGAACTCATAGAGCTCGATCGGGGTTCCCGTTTCTAACGACGTCTCATAGCTTGCATACGTCATGACTCAGGTGTCTCCGCTAGTGCGATGGATGTCGATACCTGACCGACATCTCTGTGATTAAACGTCACCAGATCCGTATCGAATCGGACGTGGGACATGAAGCACACAAAGTCGATATCGGTCGTTGCAAAGGTCGTTCCGATCTGTGCGCTCAGCGATAGCGCTTCATTCCCGTCGTTATCGGTGCTCCCGGACGTTACCCGCGCAAAGATGCGAGTTCCGTTGAGGAGTTGAATCATGATATCCTTGACTGTGTAGTATAGCGGATAACCGATCGGACTTACAGTGATTGAGCTTGCGGTGCTCGCCACGTTCTGCAAGATGACCAGATCACGGTTCCAGGAGGGCAACCAGAACGCGCGCTGCTTCCCGCGTCGTGCATGGATCCACTTGCGCAGCTTCCACACGTCTGCCTTATTATTCTTGATGAACGAGATCGTCTGCATGAAGCGCACCCAATTCGACGCGATGTCGATCTGGATGGGCCCCGAGCCATTGTCGAACATGTCAATCGTTCGAACGATCTTCTCGCTAAGGTCGCCCACCACAGCAGACCGATCCGTCATAACGGGCTTGCCGCGATACGTGGGAAATGAACCATTGTCGCCCAAGTCCTTGTTCTGCGTCACAAGGAACTGCGCCTTAGCGGTGATATACTTGTTCGCTGCGCGGCTGTATTCGACCCCGCTGAGCGTTCTGGCAAAGCGAAGGGGCGCGATATAGCACTTGGGCCAATTCTTGTCCAGGGGCAGCTTAAGATTGACGCCCGTAGGGGTCACCGTCGTGATCTCCAGCGCTGCCAGATTGGTATCGGATGCCCACAGCATGATCAGGTCGTCGTCGCGGTAGTCGGCATTCGCAGTATCGAACGCAATGAACGACGAACCAGCGGTAAGACCATTCAGTAGAGGCGTCACTTCGTCCCAGACTGCAATGCCATAGACGTTGTGTGCCCATTGCGTGCCGATTGCTTTCGCGCGACTGAACTGCTGCTCGTCCAGAAGGAACTCGTGTGAGAAGGTCTGGCGCGGTGCTTCGCGCAAGGCAAGACGCTGTTCGTTGTTGAAGCTATCGAGCAGATCGGTCTTCCATTCCATTGTCTCGTCATACCCTGTATCGGGCACAAAAGGCCACAGCACCACACGGCGCCCAGTGATCGACAGTGTGGGAGTTTCTGACGGGAAATGGAAGCTGTAAATCGCATCCACAATCGGCGGGCCGTTCGTGCTGATGCTGACCGTATAGGTGCGGGATTCCAGTGCAGCGAAATAAGTCGGCGGAGCGACAGGCTGAGTGAATGTGATGCCTTCCGTACCAGACTGGGCTATAGAAGACAGCAGTTTAGGCCCTAGATAAGCTGACCACACTTCCACCGTCCGAACCTGCGCCGACAGCAGGTTGCCCAGCGCGATCACGCCCGGCTTCACATGCACGCGGAAATAATAGTCGTCCAAGAACGTGGGCATGTGCCACGACGACACCGCTGCCTTGGGCTCAAGGTCAATAGGAAGGTTGTCTGTGACATCCACCTTGCCGAGCGCTTCCGTGTCCAACATGGGCCAGCGGTTCGGATAGCTTTGATCCGCGAAGAACGGATCTGTGATGCCCGCGACCTCGTTGGGCCGAGGTTGCTTGCGAGCATCGAAATCGACAAGCGCGTATGTCGTGACGACTGCCATATTAGGTCACCTTCTTGTAAGCGATTCCCCGTTGGAAACTGCGCCCGCCCTTGTTATACCACGGGAAGACCTTCCATGTGTCTGTGCCAATGGTGAATTCGTCGCCTGGGAGGTAGTTCGTCATATCCATGAAGCGAATGCCCGGAATCATCCCTACCGGATGCAGGTATTCGTTCGCGCGATTGACAGACACGATATTAGGGGTGAGGATGCCGATTCCGTTCATCGGGTTCGGAGAGGAGTCCCGCAAGATCTTGTCATGCACCCCTCCACCTTGGCACGACTGAGGCGTCACCGTTGTCGTGCCTACACGTTGCGAGCTGCACCAGTTATCAAACGAGTCAAACGCTGCTCGCACAAAGGAGCCCACTTGAGTCGTGGTTGCGCTATAATCTGCTCCTCGAAAAGGCACCTCTTCCAGGGCATAAGTGCTGTTGTCGATTTCGCTGCCGAGCCATGTATTTGTTGTGGCTGCACTGGTAACAGATGCGTCACCGCCAGGCGCGTAGAAGAAGAGCCCGCCACCAGCGGAGCCACTATTGAACAAGTCCAGCGAACCGAACCCAAGACGCAAAAAGCAGCCTGTGGTTATCTCGAGTTCCAGATAGATAGTCTTGCTGTCAGGTGCGAACAAGTGATAGGCCACAAAGGGGCCTTGACTGGTAACGAACGGCATATAGGACGAACACTGATCCGACCCTGCTGTGCCACCTGTGCGAATCGGATATCCAGGCTGTCGATCCCAAGCGTTGCCTGAAGCATAACCGTCCGAACCGTTCATCGCGATGCCGTATTTGTTTGCATAGCTCGAGCCCCGCATGAAGACAGTCTCGTTCTGGTACGAACGAAAATTGAAGTATGCGCTGCCTTTGGATAGGCACAGCTCTTGACCTGATCCTGCTGTTACCCAACGATTCGCAGTCCAGCCTTGTGCGATAGCGAACAGGCGCAGCTTGTCCAGAAGGTCGTTGGCGCCCGTGGATGTGCCGGTTTGATAAGCCATGCTCGCTCCTTAATCTTGTGCCAGGGCCCAGTATTCATGGACCTCTGTGCGTGTTGTATTCTGAAAGATGACGTAGTTTGTTCCGGCGAACGACGTCGTGTTCTCGGATGCGTTCGAAAAGCCCGATATTGCAAAGCAGCCGTCCAGTTCGCCCCATACCGCATCGATAGGAAGACGCTGGTGAAGGATAAGGGGTTGAAGGATATATCCGCCCCCAAGAACATCTCGATAATCTCGTCTAGGGGCGGATGCTCCTACGTTGCGCACGGAAGTTGGCCACACACCTGCACGAAGCCCAGATCGAGCAAAAGGCGAGCTCTGCGTCATCTCAGTGATAGCGGTCACGCCGGTTCGCTGCGCGA